TATTTAATTTTACTGGTAGGGACCGAAGAGGCTCATATCGGAAAAAGAAAAAAACGGAGAAAATGACAAATGGCTGAAAAAAACAGAGGATATCATGGGCCAGGGATTGGTAATGTTGGTTCATATCAAGTTTCTGGAATACCATATATTACAGGGTCAAGTAACCTAGACGACGGAACTGAGCACACAATCAACTTTCCCTCTGTCACAAGATCTATAACCGTTGCGAATTATAGCGCCTCCCCGATCCGGTTTTCCTTTGCTTCAAAGGACACAGGGCAGGTCACCCAGGGACTTCACTTTTGGCAACTTGACCATGCAATTGCTTCCGGTAGTTCGAATATAATGACAATGGATGTTAAGTGCAAGACGCTCTATGTCTCAAACAACTCAGGTGACGATAACTTAGAATATAGAGTCTTTGCAGAGCTTACTGGAATTAGTGCTAATGAAATGTTCCCCCTCACTGGGCCAGGGCTCACAGACTAGTAAAGTATAAAATCTGGCATTTAAGTCTTGTGGTAACTATTTAATACGATGTACTTTACTGTATGCATCTTTGCAATTCGAGAGGAATGATAATGTCTAATATGTTGGAGCAAGCTATTGTTGATGCAAAAGCTCTTAAAGAGACGGCGCTTAAAAATGCTGAATCTACAATTATAGAAAAGTATTCGAATGAAATTAAAGACGCCGTTTCCCAACTACTTGAACAAGAAGACGACTTAGGTCTTGAGGACTTCGGGGAGGAAGGCGAGGAAGATTTGGGGCTTGGCTTAGATGCCGACCCCACAGCGGAGCCAACATTGGCACCTGGCGATGAGTCTGTGGTAGCCGATATACCTTCTGCTTTTGGACCCGAGGCAGGCGGAGAGCAAATGATTGAATTGAATTTGGATGACATCATTGCACTAGAAACAGACGCACCCAGCGAACCAGTAGAGAGAGAAGAACTGGCTGATTCTATCGGGATTCCCGAGCTAGAGGGCGAAGAATCTGCGCAACTTGCTGGAGAACTCCCGGCAAAACGAGATGATTCAGAGGTCGACCTCGACGAGAGTGAATTGGTGGAAATGTTCAAAGAGATGCTGACAATTGATGTTCCGACAGAAGAAGTCGACGAGGCTAAGGCTAAGGACGAACTCGAAGAGGAAGAGAATGATAATAAATATCCTCTTGCCTTTAAGGACGGCACCGACGCCGCCGATAGAAAAATTGAAGAATTAAAAAATACTGTTCAAGAACTCACTGAAAAGTTGACTAAAGAACAGGTTAGAAACAAAGAAGTAAAGAAAGTTCTTCTTCGGGCAAAAAATAAACTTGAAGAAGTAAACTTGTCTAACGCACGTTTATATTATACCAACTGTGTTATGAGAGATTCCTCCCTGAATGAGCGGCAGAAAAATGTTTTCTCCGAGACAATCTCCAAAATACAAACGGTAGATGAAGCGAAGGTCGTTTATGAGACTCTTCTAAAGACAATGGCGACAAAGACTACTAAGTCGAGCCCAAAATCGTTGTCTGAAGCTGTAGCTAAAAGATCTTCCACTGTAATAAGTTCTCGTCGCAGAGAACAAGCATTTGAAGCAGACCCAACTAAGGCTCGCTGGGCTAAACTAGCGGGACTATAGGGTCTAACAAAAAAGGAGATATAAAAAAATGCTAGAAAAACTAACAGAAGGCATTCGTGAAAGAAGCCTGTCTCGTGAAGGCGAGGCACTTGTTGGTAAGTGGGAGCAGACTGGTCTTCTAGAGGGACTCGATAATGATATCGACCGTAATAATATGGCCCGTCTTCTAGAAAACCAAGCCGCACAGCTTTTGAAGGAAGCTACCACCATGTCGTCCGGTGAAGTTGAAGGATTTGCATCCGTTGCATTCCCGATCGTTCGCCGTGTCTTTGGTGGATTGCTTGCTCAAGACCTTGTGTCTGTTCAACCCATGAGCCTCCCAAGTGGTCTCATTTTCTTTATGGACTTTAAGTTCAATTCTGGTCGTCTCGGAGGATCCGCTGGTGATTCCGTGTATGGTCAAGGTCGTGTCGGTCGTGCTATCACAGGCGGACTAGATCTCTCGGGCGCAAACGCCGAGAAGGGCTTTTACAGCCTGAATAATGGTTATGCATCGCCAACAGGATCGCAAAGCCTCACCCTTACGGTTGTGGCTTCGGGTAACGTTGGACGAGGAACAGGTGCAGCCCTCACCACCGCTGCCACGGTTGGCGGTAGTTCTCGCAACTTCAGTATTGATGAACTCTGCAAGTGGGATCCCGATCTCTCAGGCAGTGCTGTGGTAATTGCCACCGCCCCTGGCTCGTCGGACTTGTCGCAACTTAATGAGAAAAACCTCATTACTCTTGCCACCAACACGACTTCCGGAGACTTCTTCGGAACTGCTGCTGGTACAGGCAAGTTCCGCCAAATCCGCCGTCTGACTCAGATGGTCGGTCGTTCTGAGGATTACAAGAGCTACAAGCAACAGCAGTTGGATCTCACGGACGCCACTAACACTAGTATCGTTCTTGTGTATGAATTGCTTAATGAGGCCTTTGACGAGGCTGACGGCGTTGCTACCGGTTCTGCTGGTTTGAACACCACCGCTGCCTTAGTAGGCGGCACTTCAACCCACACATTCGCCATCGACGATGCATTCGCCGCAGCGGGTGATCCAAGTGGTCTGGGTGCAGTTGCTGGTTCGAGCCTTTGGGACTTGGAAGCAGAAGAAGGTATCCCAGAGATTGACATCCGTGTCGATTCGGTCGCCATCACAGCGATGACTAAGAAGCTCAAGGCTAAATGGAGCCCCGAGCTTGCCCAGGATTTGAATGCTTATCATAACCTCGACGCCGAAGTCGAGCTTACAAGTATTCTTTCTGAGCAGATCGCTCTTGAGATCGATCGGGAAATTCTCAACGACCTTGTACAGGGTGCCACTGAAGGTCCTCTATACTGGTCGCGCCGCCCAGGCAAATTCCTACACGTCGAGACCGGCGCAGCAATAACTGTTGCTAACGGCGCTCCCGACTTTACGGGAAGTGTTTCTGAGTGGTACGAGACTCTTCTTGAGACCATTAATGATCTCAGTGCAAGAATTCATCGTAAGACCCTTCGCGGTGGAGCCAACTTTATGGTTTGCTCGCCTGAAGTGTCTGCAATCCTTGAATTCACCAGCGGATTCCGCGCTTCGACTGCATCAGACGAAGACAAGGGTTCCTGGGGTGCAATGAAGGTTGGTTCGTTGAGTAAGAAGATGGACATTTATGTCGATCCTTACTTCCAGCGGCATGTTATCTTGGTAGGACGCAAGGGGAGTAGCTTCCTTGAAAGTGGCTATGTATATGCTCCTTATGTCCCACTACAGGTCACGCCGACCATCTTCGGTACCGAAGACTTCGTGCCTCGCAAGGGTGTGATGACTCGTTACGGTAAGAAAATGGTTCAGCCAGCACATTACGGACTCGTAATTGTTCAGGACCTGCTCGGTTAAAAAACTCACTGCCTTAAAACAGTGATTTAACCAACTAACCCCGCCCTTGTGGCGGGGTTTTTTATTGGTTTTGCAATATGTAAAACAAAATAAAGTTTGTCACCTATCGAAAGCGGACAGACAAAACTATTTAATGAAGGTTGCTTCTGAAAACTATAAATAATAAGAGGTAAAATACATGCCCGTCGATTTAAGACCCTCAAGTACGACAAGCGCACTGATCCTGCCATCTACAGGCTCACATGCCGAGGTTTTAACTTCTTTGTCCTTGGGGATATACACCAGTGATGCTTTTGTTAGCGGCGGCGTTGATCAAGTCTCCTACACTTACAACAAGCTTGGGGGTGAAATCCTTGATATTGAACTGACAACTAAAAATATTTATAATGCATATGAAGATGCCTGTTTGGAATATTCTTATTTGGTCAATACACACCAGGCAAAAAATGCTCTTTCTGATATGCTGGGTGCCGTCACTGGAACTTTCGACCAAGATGGGGAACTGGTTACAGGACCTACAGAAGACAACATTCACTTAAGATTTCCACGATTCACGTTAGATCTTTATGCTCACATAGGGAGAGGTCCAGCAGCCCAAGCTGGGATGGGGGGGAACTTTACTGTTTATTCCGCCTCGTTCGATACAGTTGCCAATCAGCAAGACTATGATTTGCAGGACATAATATATTCAGCCTCTTTGGAGTCCTCCAGTCCATATTATAACAAGATTGGGGATTCAAAGGTAACAATACAGAATGTGTTCTATCAGACACCCAAGGCTCAATGGAGATTTTTTGGAGGCGGGTCGATTACAGCCCCAGGAACACTTTCTACCTATGGCATGTATGCGAATGATACAGTGTTTAACTTGATCCCGGTTTGGCAAAACAAATTGCAGGCTTCACAATTTGAAGACACACTAAGAACAAGGACGTCTCATTTTTCATATCAATTAAGAAATAACAAATTAAGAATATTCCCAAAGCCTAATGGGGCTGGACCTGATAAGATGTGGATTGAATTTAGGGCTGGGGAGAATACCTGGGACGAAGAAGACGATCGTCAGTGGGGCTCTAAGGGAATTAATAATATTAATACACTGCCGTTTCCAAACGTACCCTATCAAAATATTAATAGTATAGGAAAACAATGGATCCGGCGCTTCGCTCTTGCCCTCTCCAAGGAGATACTGGGGCAAGTTAGGTCTAAGTTCGGATCAATCCCAATACCTGGCAACGATGTTCAACTGAATGGCTCGGAGTTGATAAGCCAAGCCAAAGAGGAACAAACGGCCTTGAGGGATGAACTTAAAGCGGTCTTTGATGAACTCGTTTATAGCAAATTGGCTGAAGGGGATGCTGTTATGGAGGAGGCTAGTCAAAGAGTCCTTGCTAGGGTGCCATCAGGCATCTATGTAGGGTAGATAAATGGCAAAATGGACTCAGCCATCGGCACCGCCGCCCCCTCTCTTCGTCGGTAAAAAAGAAAGAGACCTCGTAAAGCAGGTTAATGACGAGCTTATAGAGAAAGTAATTGGACAACAGGTTCTTTACTTCCCAATCGATGTTCCTGGCAGCGACTATCACCCTCTTTACGGGGAAGCAATAACAAAAAGCTTTTTACCACCAATAAGAGTATATGCACTAGTTGAGTGGCAGGGAGGAGATAATACTTCCGAGGCTTTTGGTGTTGATAAGGTTGACGGAATCAGCGTGCATTTCCACAAAAGAAGATTGACAGAGGACCAAGATTTATTTGTTAGGATTGGAGACTTTGTTCAGTATGATAGTAAATATTGGGAAATTACGGCTTTGGGCGAGCCCAGGTACTTGTTTGGGCAGGACCCCCATAAGGTTGAAATAGTTGCAACTTGCAAACGAGCCAGAGAGGGATTATTCGATGCCAACTAGAACTAAACCAGATGAGAGCTTAGTCGGACGCCACGCCATAGAGCCTTCCACCCTGGAAGATATTGACTTCGCTGTTTTTGAATATATTAATAAAGAACTGGACATTTTTACAGATACAAACAAGGGGTTTAAGAAAGTTCCAGTTACCTTCTCAAATCCAGAACGAGCTTTCCAGATCAAATCAGACGAAAGCACTAGACTTGATGGACAGTTTTTGGTATTTCCACAAATATCCATTGAGAGAACCGCAGTATCAAAAGACCCCAGTAGCAAGGGCATATACGCTTTAAATATTCCTGAAGTTAGAGATGCCCTTGGTGGATCCATCACAATAGCAAGACAAATAAAACAAGACAAGACAAGAGATCGAGCTAATGCGGATTCCATTCGTCGTAGCGGCAACAAAGTGGATCCAAATAGAAAAACTTTCCCTAGAGAAAATAACCGAATTGTGTATGAAACGATTTCAATACCAATGCCTTCCTATGTACATGTGAATTATTCAGTTAAAATAAGAACTGAATATATGCAACAGATGAACGAAATTGTTTCTCCTTTTGTCACTAGGACTGGCGCACAAAATTCCTTTTATCTTGAAAGAAACGGACACAGGTATGAGGCATTCGTCCAGTCAGATTTTTCACAAGAAAACAACGTGGGCTCAATGGGGCAAGAAGAGAGGTCCTTTATGACAACTGTCGAGATAAAAGTAATGGGGCACATTATAGGCGAAGACAAAAACCAAGAGAAACCAAAAATGGTTATCAGGGAGACAGCAGCAGAGATTAAGATACAGCGTGAGCGGGCTGTTTTTGAGGACGAACTCGATTTTCACCTCGAAAATAAAAACAAGATTCGTTCTTAGGTTTCTTTCAAGGTGATTGAGACTTTATCCTACTATTTATTTAGTAGAAACCATTATGTGTAAGGCTTCAGTTTTGCATGTGACATATGTTTGAATTATAAGGAGACATTCCAGAATGGCAGACGGCGTAAAAAAGTTTAAATTTGTCTCACCAGGCGTTTTTGTTGATGAAATTGACAATTCTCAACTCCCAGCCGAGGCGGCTCCAATTGGACCAGTTGTTATCGGCAGGACAACAAAAGGGCCGGCAATGAGACCTGTTACTGTTTCTTCCTTTTCAGAATTTGTTGAAGTTTTCGGCGCACCCGTTGCCGGCGGCGGCGGCGGTGATCTCTGGAGAGACGGGAACAACACCGCACCAACCTTTGCCTCTTATGCGGCACAGGCTTGGCTAAGAAATAACCCCACAATTACAGTAGTGAGGCTTCTCGGAGAAGAGGACCCTGACGCAGCAACTGCCGGAAAGGCGGGCTGGAAAGTCGGAACGACAAACACCGACGTCAATAACGGCGGCGCTTGGGGGCTCTGGGTCTTCCCATCGAGTTCGGTAGCAACCGGATTTGGTGCAGCGACACACAGCGGCAGTCTAGCGGCTGTATTCTACGCCACACAAGGAAGAGTTGCCCTATCTGGCAATGATGTTAATGGCACTGCAACAGCTTCTATTTGCAGTCTTATAAAATCAGACAGCAATAAAGAGTTTGCAATGTCGATACTCAACGCTTCTGGCGCAGAATCAGAAAAAGTTAAGTTTAACTTTACCACGACAAGCGATCGCTACATTCGCAAGGTGTTTAATACAAACCCAACCTTGACGAATACCTCGATCACAAATACCTCTGCTCAAAAGACTTATTTTCTAGGAGAGAGCTTTGCCTCTATGATCGGCGGCGACTTCAATAAGGTCACTATTACCGGATCAAGTGAGGATATCGGCGCTTATTGGGGCGCTGTTTTGCCCATGCAAAATATTCGAAGCAAAACTCAAGAATATAATGATCGCCGTTATGCGGCAAGAAAGGCAACAACCGGCTGGCTCTTCTCGCAAGATATGGCAGCAGGGTACGCTAGTTTTGACCCCACCGGACAACAAAAATTGTTCCGATTTGAAGCACTTAGTGCAGGACGTGAAACCCAAGACAATCTTAAGGTTTCCATCGTCGATATTAAAGCTTCGACCAACGACTTTGACCCTTATGGTTCTTTTTCGGTAATCGTTCGCAAGCTCAACGATATCGACAATTCCCCAGTAATCTTGGAAAGATTTAGCAATCTAAGTCTGAACCCCGCTTCGCCGAGATATATTGCGGCTCAAATCGGAGATAAATATTTTGTATATGATCCGACCGAAAAGAGAAACAGAGCTTATGGACAATATTTAAATCGATCACAGTACATCCGTGTTGTCATGGATGAGGATGTTGATCGGGGCGTTACCGACCCAGCACTTCTTCCGTTTGGGTTCTTCGGGCCACCGAAGGGCAGAGATGTTAATTACATCAGCGGCAGTTCAGGTTGGAATGATCTTGGCAATGTTGCCACTGTTGGTGCCGAAGGGTCTAGTGTTTATACCCTGATGGACGGTGGTGGTGACTTTGGCGCGGGAACGCTCGCCGCACACCAAGCTGATTCAGCGACACATCTTATTTGGACCGGCAGCGGCGACGAGGATGACGTGCATTCATCCTTTACGGGCAGCTTTTTCTTCCCGTCAGTGCCTTTGAAACTCAACAGTGAGTGGGGATCTCCAAACAATCCAAAGAATGTTTTCTGGGGTGCCTACACCGGTAAGTCGCAGACTGACGCAAAGCTCAACGAAGATGTCAAGGACATGCTTATGTCACTTCCTGCTGGTCTTCAAGAGTATGATGTTTCAACTTCACTTGATGAGGCTTCTGGCTCGCAAGATAACGCAACTAGCGTTCCGCTTGTACATTCAGTAATGTTCTCGTTGGATAATGTTGGTCCGACAACGAACAAAGAGAAACAACACACATACCATGAGGGTGGTCGTGTTGGCGGCAACAGCTACACTGCTGGTGCTGTTTTGGACGGCGGGGCAATTACCCGCACCGACGCTTCGGCCTCGTACCAAGCGGTCTTGGACCAAGGGCAAGATAAATTCACTGTCCTCTTCCATGGCGGACACGACGGTGTAGATATTACTGAGCGAGATCCTTTCGCTAATCGCAACATCTCGGGAACAGATGAAACTGCAAATCATGAGCTTCATACGATCAAGAGAGC